TAGAGAGTTAAGAGACAGGATGGTACTTGATGCCATTTTTGCGGCGGCATTAAAAAGGGGAATACCAGAAGCATCTTTAGCAAACAAGGAAATAGAGCATGATAAAATTATCGACATTGAGCCGGAACAGGATTAGGTCTGCATGAACCTATCTGCAAATACATTAACAGCCGAGGACTTAGCATATTCAGATGTGTTGTGTTATTCTGTCATGTTATGGTCCGGTTATCAAATATACAGGCATATTCAATTAATCGGGGATGCTCTTAACAAAGTTGAAGCACGGGAAATCAGGAGACTCCTTATCACAGTATCTCCAAGACACGGAAAAACAATCTTAACAGGTGAAAATTTCACTACCTGGTATATGGGAAGACACCCAACCCACCAAGCCATGTATGCCACATATTCAGGAGAAAAAGCCGAGGACCATGGGCTAAGAGCTAAACAATATATGGAGTCCGATGAATACGGTATTGTTTTCCCGGAATGTCGTCTTTCAGCAGATAGCAAATCAAAGAGTCATCTTACAACAACAAAAGGGGGGAATATATTTTATGTAGGTGTTGGTGGGACTATTATAGGGAGAGGTGCAAACTTATTTGTTATGGATGATCTCGTGAAGGGGCGGGAGGAGGCTGAAAGCGAAGCAACAAAAAGAAGAATCTTGAACTGGTACAAAGGGTCTGTATACGAGAGGCTGATGGGTGATGCGGTAATTGTCTTTATTACATGCGTAGCTGAAGGTGAACGTATACTCATGGGTGATGGAACATGGAAGAATATTGAAAACGTATCCATAGGAGACCATGTTATAGGCTATGATAATCAGCGGCCAGTAAAAAAAGAAGTGCTTAATGCAAAATGTTCTGGAGAAGATGATATCCTTGAGGTAATAAGCCGCTCGTGTTCAGTGAAGGTTAACAAGAGACACCCATTTCTTGTTATAAAAGGAGGGCTGCAACATACCGCATTAACCCAGGTTGATGTAATCGCTTCAAAAAAGTGGGAACTCGAATGGGTGCCAGCCGGAGAATTGGTCCAGGGTGATATGGTTGTCACCATAAAAAGTATGCAACCTCAACACGGCACAAAACCGCTTGACATTTACCACCAGAAACAGAAAACGAACGATGACTTTTGGTTATTGGGATTTTTATTCGGAGACGGTTGGTTAATCAACAATAATAAACGAGGAGTTGTTGGCTTTTGCGTTTCTACTTCTGACAAGCCAAACTTAGACTTGAAAGTAAAGACTTTGTTGAAAGAAAGATTTGGGGCCAATATGAAGCAAACCAAGTTTGGGTACGCAAGATGTGACTGCCAATCCATAGGGCGATGGCTTCATTCGGAAGGACTTAGGTCAGGTGCTCATACCAAAAGGCTACCAAAGTGGTTGTTTAAAGTAAGACGCAGCTTTAAAAAACAATTTCTAAGAGGTTTTTTTGCTGCGGATGGATATGAAAAGCCAAAAGGATCATTCCATGTCCACATTTGCAACAAAGATTTGTTAGATGATATGCGACTATTAGCGAGAACTTGTGGCATAAAAACCACAAAAATATACACTCAGTCTTACAAATCAAAACCACCAAACAGTCCTAAAGCATTTATAGCAACAAGCCACTTGGCAAGGTTCTACGAAAAATCAAACAAGATAGAGCTTAAGGGAAGGTATAGATTTCAAGGAGACCTTGGGAGATACTTTCGGCTTGAAAAAATAGAATCAGTGACTCCGGTAGGTAAATCCAGGGTATACGACCTTACCGTAGATGGGGCTGAAAGTTTTATCGCAGAAGGGTTCGTAGTACATAACACCAGATGGGCTAAAGATGACCTTGCAGGGGAGCTATTAGCAAGTGGCAATGAATGGGTTCATCTAAAGCTTGAGGCAGTATGCACAGATAAAGAAAAAGACCCCCTACATAGAGAAATAGGTGAGCCGTTGTGCCCCGAGTTGTTTGATAAACCAGCGTTGGACGACATAAAAAATGTTATCGGTACGAGAGAATGGTTTGCCCAATACCAATCAAATCCTATTGATGAGGAAGGTGGAATTATAAAATACAAATGGTTTAAGTATTATGATGAAACCCCTAAAAAATTTGACAGGATAATCCAATCATGGGATACCGCCTTCAGTAAAAAAGATATTAATTCCCCGTCTGTTTGTTTGACCTTTGGGCAAAAAGGAAAAGACCATTATTGGCTTGACACCTACAGAGCCCATATTGATTACCCCACTCTTAAAAAAAGGGTTAGAGAATTAAGCGAGTTATGGTCTCCAATGCTGGTACTTATAGAAGACAGAGCATCAGGACAATCCATAAAGCAGGATATAGTGTCAGAGCAAGGAGAGTTCAAAGTGGATGTTCCTATACGATCTATCTACCCGAAGGGCAGCAAGATCCAAAGAATGTCAACTCAAACATCCCCGATAGAAACCGGTCATGTATTGCTACCGGCAGTTTCCCCATGGCTTGCGGATACGATAGCCGAACTTATTCCATTCCCTAACGTAAAATTCAAGGATATCGCAGATGCATTAAGCCAATATTTAAAATTCTCAAGGAAAGCGCTATTTCAATCAAATCCAAACTTATTTTGGAAGTAAAAAGGAGAAACATTATGAAAGATATATTGTCAATAACGAAGGTGGAAGAGCTGAGGGATGTTTCGGACATTTACAAACAAAAGGAGAAAGATTGGGCATTTTGGGGCAAGGCCTACGAAGGGGGGATAGAATTTGTCAAGGAAGTCTTAACCCGGAACGTCAGAGAGAGCAAAAAGAATTGGGAAGAAAGACAGGAAGAGGGAGTAAACTTCAACTACACGGCTATTGTAACAGATCTATTTTCGTTTTATCTATCTGAAAAGCCTCCAACGGAAGAGCTTAAAAAACTTGCAAAAGATGAAATATGGAAGCTATTTATTAAAGACTGCGACCTCTTTGGAACAAATTTTGATGACTTTATGACTGAAGAACAAAAGATGAGCTCAGTATATGGTATGATTGGTGTCTTGATTGATAAGCCCAAAGGAGAAAAAATCAACAGGCAGGCAGAAATCAACAATAACATCTATCCATATTGCTGTGCTTATACGCCTTTAAATATACTTGATTGGGCACATGAAAGAAATCCCAAAAATGGCCGGTTTGAATTGGCATATTTAAAGTTAAGAGAAATTGATGGAACCTACTTGTTATGGACAAAAGAAAATTGGGCAAGGTATCAGATTAACAAAGTTGAAGAAAAAGAATCAGTAGACTTAATAGAAAATGGGGATAACCCACTGAAAGAAATCCCTTTCTTCTGGCTGATGAATATACGGAGTTTATCAAATCCATTTATAGGGGTATCTGATGTAAAAGAAATTAGCCGGATAACAGCAAGCGTTATCAAAAATGTATCCTGTGGTGATGAAATAATAAAATACGCCGGTTTTCCAATGTTAAGGATGCCAAAAGATGAGCTTACCAGTCAAGGGGGGATCAAGCAAAGAAGCAATATAATTTCAGAAAGATCCGTGTTAGAATTTGACCCTGAATTAGGAGACAAAGGAAAGCCTGACTGGTTAAAAACTGAAGTTGCGGAGCCGATAGATGCGATTTTAAAATGGATTAGCCGGAAAATAGATGAAATGTTTCAACTAAGTTACTTGTCAGGGGTACAGGCTCATTCAAAGAGTAATCAACCCCGTTCCGGTGCAGCTCTAAAGTACGAGTACCAACAGTTAGGAAGGGTGTTAAGTAAAAAAAGCAACAACCAAGCCGAAGGTAAACTAAAAATCATCTATTTTTGGTTAAAATGGCAAAAACAAAATGAATTGTTCAAAGATGTAGTCGTACAGAAGAGCGAGGACTTCTCTGTTGATGAGATGGAACAAACCTTAGAGAACTACATGAAGGCACGTCAATTAGTTTATTCAGAAACATTCCTGAGAGTGATAGGAAAGACAGTTGCAAAGAAGATGATCCCGGAATCAACCCCTGACGTTATAGAGCAGATTAATAAAGAAATAGAAGCTG